CTTGCAGCTTCTCCCCGCCTTGGTTGATGATGTTGACTGTGACATCTCCACCGCCGCCCATCTCGTGATTAGGCACGATGCGTCCGTCTTGACCGGGAACGAACAACTCTGGTCCACGCTCGCCTACTATGCTGGGAGTTCCTCCGTAAACGTTGCCCCCGTTTGCGTTTTGCCTAACAGAAGGTGGCGGGGCCGCAGACCCTCCTTGCGCTACTGTTGCGCTAGGGTTGCCCGGAGAAAAGAGGTTTTGAAAGAATCCTTGGGCAAAGTTTCCGATTCCTTCAGCCAGTGGGTCTGAAACTTGCTGTTGAATAATAGTCCTTGCGATCTGCTCGGCAAGGGTCGCAAAGGCATCGGACAAAGAGTTGACATCCATGATGACATCGGTAATGCTTTTAGAAAGATCGCCTTCAATAGCGTCTGCGATCTCCTTAGCATCTTGCTTGGCCTTGCTCATAGGAATCTCTAGGTCTTCTATGGCCCTACCAGCATTATTAGATGAGTTTTCCATCTGGTCCAAGAAGTCTTTTGCTCTTTGAAGCTCTGCATTACCTTTTGCTATAGTATCCCTTTGCCCCGGCGGTAGAAGATCAACCTGGGGGATGTCTGAGATAAGAGCTGTTCCTTCTTCAATAAGCCTATTTATCTCTTCTCTGTTTTTTCTCTCTCTTTCAGAAGCGGCTTCTTGCTCTTCAGACTGCTTTCTAAGAGCTTCTCTTCTTTCTTCTATCTCTATTGTAAGATTACGATAATGTATAGTGTTTTTAAGAAACTCATCTCTTTGATTTTCAAGAGCGCGTATTTCTTCTTTAATGTCTGCAACGCTAGGACCAAACTGAATAAAACTGTCGTCAGCTTGGATTTCTCTTATTTCCCTCTGTTTAGCAGCAATCTGTTCGCTGATCCCAATAAACTCTTGAAAGTCTGGCCGAGCGAGCGACCTTGCGCTATCAAGGCTGGCGAGCGTGTTATCCCTCAAGCCTTTGTTAAGAGATTCAATCTGTATGCTTAGGTCTCTAGCCTCTCTTTTAGCTTCTGCGCTGCGGTCTTTGAAGGCCATCATTGCAGAGCCAGCCGCTGTTGCAATCGCAACGGGCCAAGCGATCCTTGAAATTGCCAGGGAAAGCCCGTTTAGCGCACCTGTAAGAGCAACGGTAGTTGTAGTTGTAGAAACCATCGTCCCCATAGCAGCGTTCAACCCGGAGACTACAGCCGCCAAAGATTTTGTTAGACGCATTGCAGCGCCCGCAATAAACCCGACTCCTAGGACTTTCGCTAATTCATACAAAACATCGATATTGTCAAGAGTCACCCTCAGTAATTCTGAAATCTCTTGAACTATATTGTCAAAAGAGCTTTGGAAACTTCTGTTCCCAATTACTTTGGCAAGATCATTGAACGCAGAGGCGGCTCCTGGAAGACCGTCTTCTTGAGAAAGAAGGTCAAAGAAAGCAGTTCTTAATCGGTCAACAGAAGCTGCTAGTTTTCTTGCCTGAGATTCTGCTTCGCTTCCAAATACTTTTTGAAGTTCTCTACCAAACTTAGGCAACACTTCATCTGAAAGAAGTTCGCCATTCTCCATCATTTCAAAAAGTTCTTGCGTGCCTACATTAAGAGACCGAGCCATGATCTGAATAGAACCAGGCATCCGCTCACCAAGTTGCTGCCTGAGTTCCTCAGCAGACACCTTGCCCTTTGACATCATCTGCTGGAGGGCTTTCATAGCGCCTTCTGTTTCTGGGGCAGTTAAGCCCATGGCTCTGGATGCTTCTGAAATACCAGTGAAGATAGTCTTCAGTTCTTCACCAGTAATACTCGTCCCCCGGGCTGCCGCCGAGAATTGCGCCATTTGCTTGGCTACCGCTGGGAAGAAAAGACCTAAACGCTCTGATTCCTCTCGGATGAAAGCAATTTGTTCTCCGGCTGCCCTAGAGCTTCCTGCTGCTACCCGCATGGTAGCTTCAATGTTGTTTAACTGTGTTGTGGCCTGTCCGACCTGACGAGCAAGCCCTGCAAAAGTCAATCCACCCAGACCGGCAGAAAGAAGACCAAACATCCGCGTAAGTTTGCGCGAAGATTTGGTCATTTTGTCTGTTGCTTTCTCTGCTTGTTTAGTTTGGGTTTCATACTGACCGACTTTCTTGCCGGTGCTAGTTGCCTTCACCCCTAATGCATTGAGAGCGCGAGTTGCTTTATCAACCTGACGTGCGTCTACCTCAATCTGTATTCTGCCGACTTCTGCCACTTCGATTATTCCTTCTCTTTGTCAAAGCCTTGAATTGGCTGCTGACTTTATCTGCGATCTTTTCTCTGTCTAATTGGTCGGGATCAACCCAAGGTGGAGGGCAGTCGCTCTCCTTTGCCTTGTGCATTTGATCTAGGTAGGCGGTTGAAAGATGACGAAGCGAGTAGACTTCTTGAGGCTCAAGCTCTATTCCGTATAAATCGGACCAAGACTTTATATTTGGATAATCTAAAGGCTTAGTGCCCATCTCTGAGACAATGATAGGGCCAGACTCAAAGAGCCATTGAATTATGTAGAGAAGTGGCCCCGGGTCAGGCTCAGGGCCAAAGTAGTAGTCTTCTCTAGGCGTTTGCTGATCTTTTGGCGGAGTAGCTAGGTACGCTCTGAACCTAACAAAAGTCTCTGCTACTCCGAGCTGCTCGTAAAAAAATTAGACCGATCACCCTGGAACTCGTCGACTTGCTCTGCAACCCAAGGATATTCAGTATATACCTTACGAACATTCTTCTCGTTAAACGCCAGTTTGCCTTCGTCTTCAATGTTACCCCAGTCAAGGGTCAGCGCTACACGAGTCTCAAGTGCTTCCTTCTCAAGCGTGTCGATGTCAATGTCAGAAACATTGCGCTTGCCACGAAGGAGGCGCTGAACCTGAGCGCGACGCTGCTTTGCCAACTTTGAATCTGGCCCGGCCATTTTGATCCAAGCGTCAGTCTCTACACCTGAGATTGGGTGTTTGAGATAGAGGACTGCGCCTTCGTTGGAACCCTCGACTGAGTTAAAGTCTGATAGCTTCATAGATTAAGACCCCCGGTCTTAGTTGCTGCTAGTTAAGTTTACGGAGTCGGTGCGACTTCGATGATCTCGTCAGTGATCTCGATGGTTACACTTGCGGTGGTGATCTGATCGACAGTTCCGACGTTTGCAGTGTAGCTCATAACCTGTGCTGAGAAGTACAGCTCAGTGCCGTCCTGAAGCGTGACGTTGAAGCTGAAGTTGTCATCACTGTCAAGAGCAGTCTGTAGCAGGGTCTGGCCTGAGTCGTCTGGTACGCGAGCAACAGTCATGGCGATTGAGCCATCATTGTAGCTGCCCTTGCGCTTAACGGTCTGACGATCACCTAGTGGGTTGTGTGTTACAAGGCTGTACTCACGACCAAACTCGCCAAGGTCGGTTACTTCACCAATTACGTCGAAGGTGAGTGACTCAAAGCCGCTTGCGTCATAGGTGGTTGGATCTCCGGAAGCGATGCCGATTGTAGTTCCTGCGGAAGTAAATGCGCCTGATGCCATTTCTTATCTCCTAGTCTGATAGATTACGAATTGTTTTTGTTAGTGTGCTCTCAAATGACCTTACTGATCTCTCAATCCATCCGGGTGACGGTTGCTGATAAGACCACCCTTCTTTTTCTAGCCGATAGATGTAAGGCACACTGTTAGTTAGGTAAACAAGATTACCTGCAACATTCCCGTCAAGCTGACCCAGCCTGCTGACGGAACTCTCCCGCGACTCTGTTACGGTAGTATCTGGTGAACCCACGGAGGGCATCCAGTTAGCTTTTGCTTTGCCCGGCACATAGTCTGCCGGGGCTGGTGATTTCCAAGTCTCTGGGCGACCCACTGGGGTTTCTTCAATAACCGTTGAGAATAGTTGTTTGGTGCTTTGCTCTGCAACGTCCTCAACGCGCTTTCCCATCTTATCGGCAATTTCTTGCATCTGTTTGCCAAAGTTATTTGCAGAGAAACTGTCAGAAAGCATTGTGGAAGTATCTCCAGTTTACGCTAATAGGCAAAAGATACTCTGATTCTGTAGAGACGGCTGGAGAAAAGTTGATCTCTTCAATGAAAAGCTGGGGGATCGGTTCGTTATCAGCACGAAAGTGGTTGGCGATCTTGTCTGCCATGTTCTCTGCTTCTGCTGGGCCTTTATTCGCTGGTGCGTAGACGTTGATTCTGTAAACTCCAGGTGTGTTCTGCGCCCTGTTGAAGTTGTACATGATGCCGTCAGCAGGCATGTTCATCACGGAAAGGTAGAGGCCGTCAGGCGGAGTAAAGTTGACGTTAGGGAATGCAATCGGAGGCGCGTCTGGAAGAGATGCAATCCGTTGGTCTAATGCCGATGTGACTTCTCTAAACATCTTACTTCCTAACCTGAGCCTCTGTAAAGAGTTCTACGCCTGCCGGGCTAAGTGGGCGGGCTGTGACAACTCTCCACTCTTCGTTTTCAAAAGTAACCCTGTCATCAACCTCAACGCTACCTGCTACAAGCACTCTGGCGTCGCCCTGAAGAATGATTGTGTCGTCAATCTCTTCGTTGCGGTAATTTAACCAAACTGCATCTGCCGTGTAGGTCTCGGTAGTTGATGTAACTGTGCCAGATACAGGATCGTAGCTCTCGCCCGTTTCTCTGCTAAAGGAGAGTTCTTTGCCAAACCGATTGATTAGGCTGTAGGCACTGTCCTTTGCTCTTGTGTAGTCAAACTTAGACACACCTTAACCCCTACCTACAGAGATATTGTTTGTAGAGCCTGCGCCTGCCGCAAGGTACTTTTTCAACTTCAAGAACACTCGTGGGTCAAATGTCCGGTTAGATACGCCGTCTTGGTATTCTACAGAGATGGTGTCTACAGTCTCTGACTTGATTGCAGAAGTGATCTTGCCTGCGGGGTCATTGCCTTGGTCAATGGCAATAGCGATAGCGTACTGCGAATCAATGATGTCCTGCGGAATAACGCTATCGTCTAGTTCTACGCCATCGACGTAAGCCTCTTTACGAGGCCACTCTTTTGTCTGGTCTTCTTCTGCCTTCTGGCCAATAAACTCAAGCGAGTCTAGGTAGTCAAAAGCAAGCGTAAGAAGCACATCTGCGTCGCCGCTTAGAGTCACTCCGCGAGCAGTCGCGTAGGATGTTAGGTCTGTTGCGTTACCGTATGACATTCTTTATCCCTTATAGCCGCTTGCTCGGATTGCTCTGCCCTGCCGCTCTGCTTTGGCTTTCGCACCTCGACCTGTGTAGCAGGTTCCAGATGATCCGAACTTCCAGCCTTTCTTGTTGTTCTTTTGACAACGTTGTACTGGCATCAGTCGTCTCCTACAGGGCTTGGGCCTTCTTCTCGGCTAGTTTTGCCGTTGCAGTGCCAGTCGGC